ACTGATTGGTCCCCTAGACCCTTTATGCTTTTGGGTCGTCAGAGGCCGATACAGAGAGAACTCCGTCAATCCACTCATCAAATGTTTTAGCAGTTGCCTTGGTGCGTGTTTCACTTGCCCAAGCTAGGAAAAGCAGGTGAGTGATTTTGAGGTCTTTGTCTAGGTTGGCAATGGAGATGTTGAAGTTGGACTCAAACTTCACCATGTCAGATGCTAGGCAGGTGACCTCTTTGGATTCACCAGGCTTGTCGCTGAACTCTACTTGTAGGTTTATTTTCATGTTCTGAGCCTAACAGCTTACGCTGCTGTACCTCTCACGATTTCACCTGTTGTCGGCCAAGACACACTGAGTGTGGCTAGATCTCCGATGCTGCCAGCGTATGGCTGGTACTGGGTGACTAGAGCATCAAAGCGGTACTCAGGGTTTGTAGCTGAAACTGCTGTTGATAGAGGTGAGATTTTTACTGCAACTGTTGAACCCATAAGTGGGAATAGTAGGGCATCAACTGAGCCAGCAGCAAAGTCCTGCATGAAGTCAAGTGATACTGATCCACTCTTTAGGCCACCAATGCGTGTGCGGTAGGTGCTTCCAAAAGCGGTGGTTTCAATCTCATCGGCTGTGATGTCAAGGGTGACTGAGTTGATTGAGGTGCTGAGGTTGGTTGTGCCAACTGTGATTTTGTAGTCTTGGGCGTAAAACTTTGCCATGTTATTTCTCCTAGTTTGCTATGACTGTGACTGTGAAGTCAGCAGCCAGGTATGTGGTGTCGCTGATGTTCAATGAACCAACTGAGTCCATCGAAACAACTCGGCAGTCGTAGGCATTACCACCAAGCGTACTATCTGATTCTACTGCACTTTTGACACTACTTGCCCCTGTGCTGATGTAGGCATCTAGCCGTCTTTGTGCCTCACGCTCGGCAGCTCTGCCAACAATGACAGTCACTGCAAAGTTGTAAGTTGTCATGCCTTTGTTGAAGGCACCATCGTAGGAAACAGACCTTAGACCGACAATGGCAATAGGTGGGTTTGGTAGGTCAGGAACCTCAGCGGCTGTGCGTAGGCCTGAGATAGTTGCAAGGTTAGTAGCAAGGGCTTGCCTGATTAGGCTGATGCTCATTAGCCGAAGTTCCTCATGATCCTGTAAGGCATAAGTAGTTGCTCGACATCTGGGTCAAGGTAGCGACCAACTCGGATAGCACCCATGTCACCAAATCCGGCAACACCTAGAGGCGAGTCCAGACGCTTGAAAAGTCTTGATGACTGAATCACACAGGCTTGCTTTACAGCAGTTGGTACAGATGACCAACCCCAAGTGCCAGTAATTTTTACAAGTGCCTGGTAGTCAACAACTGGCCAAGTGTAAGTGTTGATAGCTCGGATGCCAGTGTAGGGGGAATACAGTCCATCAGCTCTGCTGTTTACTGGCTCAAGCTGGTAGTCGGTTGCAGCCCACTCTGTGTAGGTGTCGCCAATCTCATCGGTGGACTCAACCTTGGTGACTGTGATTGCATCGTCAATGATTAGGTTGATGGCATCGGTGGCAGCAAAGTTCCTGACAGCCGTACCAGCGTTAGAGAAGCTTCGAGCTGTAAAGCCGTCAATAAGTCTTGAGGCAGACTCGATTGCTGTTTCCAGTAATGAGTCATCAACATTGTCTGTAATGCGTAATGAGGATTTGACCTCTGCGAGAGTCGCATATCCTTGGGTTATTGCCATAGTAGTCCTATCTTATCTCCTAAAAAGCATACGCTCTTTGATGGCTGTAGAGCTGATGCCTTGAGTGTATGGGATGTAGATCAAGGCGATACCTCGCTCATCTAGCCAGTCTTGGTCAAACTGCATCTGTGCGTAGTAATCACGCCTAGCCCAGTCTGTGCCAATGGCGATGATGTCGGGCCAGACTTCCTCGATGCTTGGCTTGCTGTCGGTCCCACCTATGTTGGGGATTACCTTGTCAACATACCTGCAAGCAAGCAGCACAGCTTCTCTGTCTGCGTAGCTTATGACTGGTGGCTTGCCCTTGTATTCCTCAATAAACTCATCGGTGTTTAGAGATACCACTACAGGCCCAAGCTCGGCACAGCGTTGTAAGAATCTAGCGTGACCGGCATGGAATAGGTCAAAGGTGCCACCTGTATAAACTAAGCCCACGAGTTCTCACGCCTTATCTTGAGTGACCAGTTGCCCTCGCTGTAATCATTGTTGTCAACCTTTGACTGATAGAGCCGTTGATTGGCCTGAAAAGTCCTATTGTTTTTTGTTTCGTTGCCCTGCAAGCTAGAGCTGTTGTTGTGATGGACAATCGCCTCAATCCTTTTGACAGATAAGCCAGAGTTCCTGATTCGCCTCTCATAGTCATCATCATCAAAGTAAAGCGGATACAGTCGCTCATCGTAAAGCCCGACCTGCTCAACTACCTTTTGACCCAAGACTATGCAGGACCAGTCAGGCACAATGTGGGGGAAGCTCAAGCCATCGGGGTCAGCATCTTGAGCGATGATCTCAAGGGCACCCTCACCGAACCAAGCGTCATCATTGACTAGCACCCAGTAGGGGGAATAGGGTGTTGACTTTACAATTAGATTCCAAGCACCGACAAGACCAAGACCAAAGGGAACTCTAATCATCCAGAGGTTCTTTACTTTGTCCGGCTGGCTAGGTTGCCAGGTGTTAGTGCCTGAGTTGTCAACAATGACAAGATGCTCGACTGGGTAGTCAATAGAGTCAAGTAGCCTCTGGGCTAGGTCAAACCTTTTTAGGGTTGCAAAACCTAGGACTGGAATCACTTGAGTAGTTTCTTTAGCACTGGCATCCAGTTTTCTTGCCAGACCTTCTCATGGTCAAAGGCTTGTGCAAACTCAACAGCCTTAGCTGACTTGCCCTTGCCTCTGGCATAGGCCTGTTCTAATGCCTCAACAATCTCTGGCACCGATGGGATAGTCCAGAATGAGTGCTGTGCTGGATCATAGAGTGGCTGACCTGAAACAACCCAGCCATCGCCTACTAGCTCAGGACTAGCAGCAAACTTGCTAACAATTACTGGCACACCAACTGCTTGTGCCTCGACTGTCGGTATTCCAAAGCCCTCTCCATAGCTTGTTGCCAGCATGACATCCCAGCTTGAGTAGATACCTGCAAGGGTTTCTTGGGACATCCCATAGCGGTAGGCAAGTGGGTCAGGGAAGGTCATGTTGTCAACTGGGATACCTAGCAACTGACCCAGTGCAATAAGGTTCCAGCCATGAGGTGAGCTTGGGTCTGCGTGGATGTAAAGCATGGCATCTTTGTGCTTTCGAGCAAACATAGCAAAGGCCATCATATTCTCTGAGTAGGCTTTGCGGTGCAAGATGCCCGATGACTTATTGGCAGCGTTCATGCCAACAACAAAGCGACCATCCTCAAAGCCCATAAAGTCGTCAACCTTTTGACCCTCAATGGTGTCAGTAAACTTGAATACTTTGGTGTCAATGCTGTGAGGTACATAGTGGCCCTCAACACCAGCCTTGTTTATCTGCTCTAGCCCAAACTTGCTCATAGCAAGGGGTGTCACATTTTCCTTCTGCAACCACTTCAATACACCTGGTGGGATTGGGTTGTGATCTATCGGTGTCCAGCTTGCAATCGGGATAGTGTCATAGCCTTTAGAGTTCAAGACCCAGACATCGTAAAGGGTAATCATTAGATCTGATTGCTTTTTGTTTATTGCTTTCCAGTGCTTATGGTGAGCTGGAGCCACATCATTTGAGTAAGCCTCAGAGCCTCTGGAATAGACAGGAATGTCGCCGTACTCGGTCTTGTAGGTTGTGTTGATTCCCTCATTGCCATAGTTAGACAAAGCAGCAACATCAGCACCATCACGCTTTAGCAGTTTGACTAAGGCATCTGTAGCTTGGCCATAACCGGTTGGCTGTCCTGGTGAGTTGCTAAAGACGGATACTGTGCCTTTTAGTTTTTTCTTGCTCATGTAGGTTCTCTCTCTGTTGCGATAATCCTAGCAAAAGACAAGCCCCAAGCGAACCTACACGCTTGGGGCTTGTCAGCTTTTGAGCTAAGGGTTTAGCTTGCTCCACCCTTGAAGTACCCAATGTGGGTAGCGTGGGTTAGTCCACCATCAAGACGGATTAGGCCTCGGTAGGTAACTGTGTCAGTGTTGAAAGCGAAGTCGGCTGACTGGTCAACACGAATACCACCTGCAACACGAACCTTGAAGCTTGGTAGGTGTCCGAACAGTACCGACTTAGCGGCTGTTCCTACTGCTGCAACATTTGGGTTCTCGTACACTGGGTAGCCAAGCAAGGTTGCTGGCTGTCCTGGGACTGCTGAGTTGGTCCAGATGTAGTTACCTGCACCATCCTTTAGCTTGCGAGCTGCTGCGATACCTGACTTAGCCATCTGGAAACCTAGACCTGGAAGCACACGAGCACCATCTGCGATGCCGTAAACAAGGTCAATTAGGTTCTCGTAGGAAGCTGCACCAGATACTCCGGTTCCACCAGTCACTACTGAGCCAGCGGCTGCAGATAGCTTTGTGGTTAGAACTGAGTTTGCCTGTAGACCCAATGAGGTTCCAAGCTGCTGTGCAATGTAGCTAGTGATGTTGAATCCAGCGTCAGTCACAAGTTCCTGAGCAACCTGCACTAGAGCACCATACTTCTCAGCACCAAGAGTGATGGATGAGAAGGTTGGGTTGGACTCTGAGATAGTTCCTGCTGCTGCAACAGATCCAGCGGATGAAGTTGCGGTCACTGTTGGGATGACTAGGTTCTCACCAGAGGTGGTGTTGAATACCTCAGACACAGTTAGCATTGGGCCAACTAGCTGGGCAATCTCGAATACCTGGTCGTAGAAGCTCTGTCCAACAGTGTTGCTGGATGGAACTAGAGTACGAGCCTCACGAGCGAACTCGTATCCACGAACTTCACCTGATGCGATTGAGCGAAGGATGTCAGCGTCAGTGTTAGCTGCTGCTGTTGATGGTGCGAATGAAGCTGCTGCCTCTGCTGCACGAGCCTCACGCTCAGAGATTGAGCGAGCGGTTGAGATAGCTGTGTCGGCTGAGTCAATGTCAGCTTCGATACGAGCAATCTTTTGGTTTTCTTCTGCGGATAGACCACGCTTCTCAGCCTCAGCAATGTCAAGAACTTCTCTTGCCTGTGCGATGAGGTTGTTGCGAGCATCCATCTGTGACTTGATAAAGTCAGACATGATTCTCCTAATAATTTGATTTGAGGGGGTTCCTGCGGTGCTGACACTCAACAGACACAGCGGTGCTAACACTCAACTGATAACAACAAGTTTATAGGCAAAAGAAAACCCCAGCTCAGGAAGGGGGACCGAGCTGGGGTAAAGAAACTAGTTAGCGAGTTTCTTTTGCGTCAACAACCCTAACTTCTTTGGCTGGGTTATTTGCGTTTGTGTTGTCTAGCTCCCAGACTGCCTGAGCAAAGTCATCGGCTAGATCTCTAATGATACCTGCTGATGGGTTGCCGGCTGCCTTTAGTAGAGCTGCTTTGATTTCATCTTTGGTTGCCATGTTTAGATCCTTTTCAGTAGTAGGTCAAATTGCTTCTTTTTTAGGTCCAGCAAGTCAAGGCCGTTGTCTGCAACATCCTCGGTGACCTCTGGGTTTGACTTTAGCTTATTGACTACCTCAGTAATCAAGTTTGCGTTTTCCTCGTCTAGTTCCTCACCAGACTCTAGCTTTAGCAAAGCATCGGCAAGCTGGTCAGGGTTGATGGTTGGCTGTGAGCGTACTGTTGCAGTCGTTGATTCATAGGCTGGGAAGCTTACGATTGAAACCTCAAAAAGCCTAACTGAATCTAGTGTGCGAGTCTGCCCATCTCTTGACCATGTGTCTTTGATGACATTGAAACCAAAGCTCATAGAGTCAATTACCTTAGTGCGAAGTAGCTCAGCAACATCTTTTCCTCTGGAAGTTTGTGGCAAAGTAGCTGTGACCTTTAGGCCTCGCTCATCCTCGACAAGCTGCATGGTGCCACCTCTAAGTGATGCAAGTGGCTCACCTGAGTCATGGTTCCAAAGTAGTTTGACTTCATTGCGAGATTGTAGGGAACGCTTGAAAGCACCTGGGGCAACATACTCAATAAAGCCACCAAGGTCTTGTGATGGGGAATTGAAAACAGAAGCGTAGCCAGTAAAGGTCATACCATCGCCCTCAGCCCTGACCTCAAAGTCAACAGTGTTGGTTCTTACCTCTGACTCTTGAGCCTTTGGTCCGTCAATCTTTAGGGCAATAGCTCTTGCTACATCTAGCCACTTGTTTTTATTGTCCATGCTGTTAGTTTCCTCTGCTCTGATTCTAGCAACTACTGAATCAGCGTAGTCTTGGGTGCGTTGTGCAGCTCTCCTAGTTGGGCCTGATCCCCAAAGCAAGTGAGCAACAACACCGGCTGATGGGTAGTTGTCCGACTCTGGATTGGCATCAGGGGCATCTAGGTCCACAAGGTGCCTAGCAATCCAAGCAGCAATCCTGACCCACTTGTCATCGCTGACTGTGCCCTCTGCCATTGCTCTAGCTTCTCGGATAGTGCCAGGTGTGACACCATCGCCAGCTAGACCTTGCTCGTAATACTCAAGTCCACGCCGAGCTGCTGCCCTCATGTAGGCAGGTGCCTCTTGGTTGATGGCTCGCTCGTCTGGTTCCTCTAATGCAACTGGCTCATCCTCAACATAGTTGGGGTCCAGTTCCTCATTCATCTCAACCTCAACAGCAATCATCTTTGGTGTTGGTATCTTTTCTAGCTGGAACACATTTATGACCATGAGCTTGTCGGTTGGCTCAAAGATGCCATCCTCGTACTCAAACAGCTTGACCACTGCATAGTCGTTTTGAACCTCTGCAACCTGAGCTGCGACTCTAGGATCTAGCGGTGCCCAAGATACAAAGTCACCGACTTGAAGTAAACCAATGGCAGCTCGCTCGCCTAAAAACTCTGTCTTTTCAGCAAGGCTGATTGCTACTGCCTGGGCAATAGCTGACTCTTTGGTGTCATGGCAAGCAACAAGCTCGCCTGATTCCTTCTCGACACTCCAATTTGAGCACTCTGAGTTTTCTTGAGAAATGTAGTAAGGCACTATTTGACCACCAAGATTCTTAGGTTGCTGGAGCTGTCGGCTATTGCATAAAGCTCATCCATCGGTAGCAACTGAATGATACTTGTTTCTGTTGCTCTAGCGTGCATACCATTGGTCAGAGTGACATCTGGGCCACCGATAAAAATCTCATGGTTTTGATTGTGCTCATGATTGTGGATGCAGACATGCTGAACCCCCACGCTTGCAGGAACTACTAGAGTGCGTACATTGGCCACAAGGTCATAGCCATAAGTCTTGACAGCCATTAGACCTCGTAAACAGCTTGAGGATCGTTAGGGTCAATCTGAGCAACACCTTGCAACATTACGCTTGGGACTCCAGTGTGTTCGATTGCTGGTAAGCCTAGAGCTGCCAATACTTGCTCTGGTTTGAATCCAGCAGTGACCAATCGGTTTGCCATTAGCACTCGCTTATCCTCAGCAACAACATCTGTGTCTGCTAGTGAGATGTTGGCAAGTGGGACTCGGTACTGGTCGCCATTTTCAACCGGCTCCATGTCCTCAAGTCTGCGGATGTCGTTGGTTGAGTAGAAACCAGCCTGAGTACCAACTGAGTAGGACTGGACTCGTGAGGCTAGGTCTGCTCTTAGTAGGTCATTGAACTGAAACTTGATAAAGGCATCGCCAGGTAGTAGGCGAGAGAACGCTGCCTCAACCTTTTCTGCCAGCGGTCTTAGAGTCATCGAAACAAACTGCAAGTTGTTTTGCTCAACCGATGCGTAGCTTGCTGTGCCAGGTACACCTAGTAGGTGAAGTGGGACATTGAAAGCTCTGGCAATTTCCTCGACTGCAAACTTGCGTGACTCTAGTGCTTGGCTTGCTTCTGGATCAGTCTGAGTTGCAACAAACTTAGCTCCACCAGATAGGACACCTGTGCGATGTGCCCTGCGTGTGCCGTTTCTGTGGCGTGAGTCAAAGCCGTCTGCCAACTGTGAGGCTTGCTCGGCTGTAAGGTTGCCTGGGAACTCGATTACACCAGAGGCACTTGCACCAGTTCCAAAGAACCTTGAGGCATAGTCGCTTAGTGCGATGTTTAGACCTAGTGCTTGCTTTAGAGTTTCGACTCGGCTTAGACCCTTTAGCTCACCTGGCAAGATTAGATCAACAATGTGGATGACCTCATCGCTTGTAAGCATCCGGCCTTCGCCCTGCACCTTGTAAACTTTGCGGCCAATCTTGGAACGCTCAACATCTACTTTTTCAGGGTCAAGGTTTACTAGGTTGACAACCTGACCTTGTGCATCCCTAAAGACACGAGTGTAAGAATTGCCATGTACCAACAAGCTAGAAAAGACCTGCTGAAAGAACGCTGCCCTTGTGCTTAGGTCAACATCTGGTTGGTCCAACCAAACTGGTCGGGGGTTCAAAGGTCGGCGAGTTGCACCAATCCTTAGATAAGCCCCACATGGCAAAGTTGAGATGGTGTCAGAGATAAGACTGACAGCAGAGAAAAAGGCAACAATCTCAAAAGATTTTTTAGTGGTGACATTGACACCGGACTCTGACATCAAGCCCCAAGGTTCACCTGCACCCCAAACAGTTTGAAAGCTAACAGCTCTCTGCTCAAAAAGATTACCTAGCATTACTTACCTCGCTCAATAGCTATTCCAAAAGTGAGGATGCCAGCACCGAGCAGAACTAGACCTGCTGGTGGGTAAATAAGACCTGCACCTACTGAGATTGTCAGGATGCCAACTGCTTGGAGAATTGTCGCTGTCATTACCAACCTAAATAAAGAATTGCGGAAGTAGTTCCTCAGCCTCTACTCTACCAACTGTTGCCCTATCAAAGGCTATGACCGCTGCCACTGCTGCGTCAATCTTTCGGGGTGATCCTCGATGTTCTTTGACGATGCGTGGGCCGATTCGGTCAGTTTTGATAACAGCGTTGCTTAGGTGTCGGGCTAGAGTCGGGTTATTGTCATGGGTTAGGTTGCCCTCGGTGACTGCTGTGTAAAGCTTTGAGCAAGCTGGGACCATGCGAGATGGTGAGCTTGAGTTGTATTCAACCACTGGCAAGCCAAGGTCTTGCATGGCTTCCATTGTCCGTTGCCATCTAAAGGGGTCACAGGCAATCTCTTTTACATTGTATGCCTGGCAAAATTGAATAATCTCATCCTCAACCTCTTGGGTGCTAACACGCCAGTCATCGGTATCCTCTGGTTTCTTTTCCCAGACTCGGATAAGCCCGATGTGTGGCAAGGTGTCATCGGTTGGGATTGTGCAATAGGTCAGGGCTGTGCAGTCGCCGTTGAATGAGCCGTCAAAGCCAACAATGACAGGTGTGTCTGGGTCAAGGTTTATCTCTGCCCCTAGCTGTTCCCATTTGCCTGTTGGTAGCCAAGCGTTTAGAGAGCTAACCCATTGGTTGCATCGCTTGGTTCTAAACTCGGCCTCTGGTGTCCTTCGCACCATTGCCTCAAAATCCTCTTTGCTGTTTAGAATCCCATAGCCAGGGTTAGCAGCTTTCCAGCTTTCCTCGCTTCTGTGGTCTGCCTCTGGTTGGGCTTCCCACCAAGCACCAAAAAATGTAGGGTCTGGGGTTTCCTTAGTTGCAACTCTTTTGAGGTAATTGTAAAGACCAAAAGCCGTTGAGTCCTGCCCACTAGCATCAGTTTTTTGTCCAGCGGTTGTAGTGGCTATCATCAGCGGTTGGTTTCTGGATGCCATTGACAACTGCATAACATCCCACATCTTGCGATCAGGCAAAGCGTGAATCTCATCAAAGATGACGCATGAGGCGTTGAGCCCCTCAGCTCCGAAACTCTCGCTGGCAAGGACTCGCCACACTGATCCATTTGCCGGTAGCTCAATAGCATCTCTGTAAACCTTAGTCATGCTACTTAGGTCTGAGTTTCCGTCTATAAGCTTTCGTGCATCGTTGAAGGTGATTCTTGCCTGGTCTTTGGTAGCTGCACAACTGTAGGTTTCTCCACCCTTGTCATGCATAAACAATGACCATAAACCCACACCGGCGGCAATGCTCGATTTGCCATTTTTCCTTCCCATGCCCCAGTAAATTGTGCGATGTTTGAAACTGCCATCAGGGTTGAGGACAAAGCTTTGTCTAAGCAATTCCTTTTGCCAATCATCTAAGTGAATAGACTGCCCAACTTTGCCGGCAACAGAGTCCTTGGTGAGGGTCACAAAGTTTTCAATAAACTCTGCAATCTCTGGTCCTCTTGATTCTGCATTTTCTGGGATTGGGGTAAGCCAGGCAGGTGGCCAGCTAGACATTTCGGCGAGCCATCATTTCCTCTAATTTGCTCTGAGCTTTGACCTCTTGGATGCCTAGCTTTTGTCGAGCCATTGGGGTAAACCCAAGCAAGTTTAGGTTGTCCTCGATTTGCTTTTCAAGCAATCTAAGCCCTGACCTTTCATGCCAAGCGTCAATGTTTTCCATTACATAAATCCTTAGAAGGTCACGCTCATCGAGCTTTTCACAGGTCAGCATCAAAAGCTCTAGATCAGTAGAGGCAAGCCAGGTGTTTGGCTTGCTAAAGGCAGAGTTCCAAAGAGCCAGACCGGATTCCTCAAGCCTTCGAGTTGGCTCAGGAATTGCCTTTAGTGGCAGTTGCACTAAGGACATCCCAGCATCAGCGTTTTTAGCTCCGAGCAGTTTCTTTAGTTCTGGGCTTTTGCCAGGATTAGGCATTGACTTCCTTTGGTAGTTTGTCGGACTTTCGGCGATTGCAAATCCAATGGGCAGGTCTAAGGTTGCTCATGTCATCTGAGCCACCCTTGCTAAGGGGAATCCAGTGATCTACTGTTAGGCCCATTTTGCTGGTTCTTTTTAGCTCTAGGTCAATAGGCTCAGAGCAAACTGCACAGTTGTTGCCATAAAGCCTGACAACATCATCCGCTGCTAGTCGGCTTGGCTTATTTATTAGCCCCTGTCTTTTGACTGTTTTGATTCGGTATCTGGCTCGCTGAGCCTCGATGGTACATTTAGGATGATAGGCAGTTATTACGGATTCGCCTATTCTCCAAGTCCTTGGTTCCTTGCACCAGCCACAAGGCGTAGTCCTTATACCGCCTGGATACTTGTCTTGTTGCTTGCTTTTATACCTAGTTTTTCCTTCAATCTTGTTTACTATTTGCCGGCATTGTTTACTGCAAAATCTAGGCCTTACATAGTTAGTGGCAAAGTGCTTGCCACAATGCTCACAGTTGTGAGTAGCTAGGGGTTTGCGTTTTAGATTTTGACGATGCCTCTCTCGGCAAACTTTTGAGCAATTTCGTTTTGGTCTGCCCATGCCGACACTTTCATCAAGCGGCTTACCACAGGCTTGGCATTCAGTTAGACCCATTTTGCTTTTGGGCTTGTGGCTCGCATAGCAATCTGGTCCACAATACTTGCGTTTTCTGCCAGTCATGGCTTTTGCACAAGTCAAACATTTCATAGTTTTGAGTCTATCAGTGCAAGACTGGGCTAGGCGTTTTTTAGGTGGGATGCTACTAGGCACACAAAAGCATTTGGTCGGGCTTCT